TGAAAAATCACATTAACGGACTTGGTTTTGAAGATGGAAAGATTATCGTAACACCACACGGTTTCTTACCAGGAAAAGAAGCTTCCGAAGAAAAGGCATCAATCGAACAATACAAAAAAGAATATGCCGAGTATTGGAAGGAAATAATCGGAGTTGATGGTGACTTTGATTTGAAAGCAGAAAAAGAAGAAGTAGAGTAGTAACAATCAAAAACAAAAAAAGTGACAAAAACCTTATTGGTTGATGGAAACAATTTGATTAAAATTGGTTTTCATGGGGTGAAAGATTACTTTCACAACGGACAACATATCGGTGCTATTTGGCACTTTTTGAATACTTTAAGAAAGTTCTTAGAAGAAAACAACTATAACAAAGTTGTTGTATTTTGGGACAGTGATACGAATTCATCTCAAAGAAGGATTATCTACCCAAAGTATAAATTAAATCGTAGGGACGATTCTAATGAGTTTAAACAAGCTTCTTACGAAAGTCAGAAACAACGTGTTAAACAATATCTTGAAGAGATGTTTGTTAGACAAGTTGAAGTTGAACATTCAGAGGCCGATGATTTAATTGCTTACTACTGTCAAATTTCTAAAGACGAGAATAAAACAATATTCTCAAGTGATAGGGACCTTACACAACTAATCTCTGAAAGGGTCACTATCTATTCACCATCTACAAAAAGATATTATAAGATGGGGGACACAATCAAAATGAGTGATTTTGAAGTTCCCCACTTTAATGTCAAAACAATCAAAATCCTCACTGGTGATTCATCCGATAATATTGATGGTATTTTTTATTTAGGTGAAAAAACCCTATTTAAGTTTTTCCCTGAACTACTTGAAAGAGTGGTAGAAATACCCGATATTTTAACAAAAGGTGAGGAACTCCTCAAAGAAAATAAGGACAACAAATCATTACAAAACCTTTTATCAGGTAAGACAAAAGAGGGTGTATTTGGTGAAGAGTACTATGTTATAAACAAAAAACTAATTGATTTAGATGAACCACTCGTAAATCAAGAAGGTAAAGATTTAGTTGATGTGTATTATTCAGAATCATTGGACCCTGATGGTAGGGGTTATAAAAACCTAATCCGTATGATGATGGAAGACGGTTTATTTAAGTACCTACCAAAACAAGATGACGGTTGGATTTATTTTTTAAAACCATTTTTAAAGTTAACAAGAAAAGAAAAGTCAAAATTCAAAAACAAAAATTAAAAATTATGAAAGAACAAAACGACGTAACAAAAGTTGAATTTCTTATTACATTGAACAACAACTTTGTAGTTCAAAGATTCTTCAACGTAAAGGGGTATAACCCAAAAACCAAAGGGAGTCTTGAACTTATGAACTACATGTTCGGTTTAAGAGAAGATTTGCAAACACAACTTAGAAACAAATGTGCTGTTTACATGTTGGAAAATAGATTCCAAATTGAAGAGGACCAATCGGTTCTTGAAACATCAAATACAGATGGACCCGAAACATTTAACATTATTTTAAGAGTCGGAAATGAGACAATTTGTCACTATGTTATTGATGGTAAATTGTACCCACCAAAGGTAAGATATACGCTGGATGTACGACCATCCATAAAAAACATATTAAGAGATCTTACTGACATTTTTTCAGCTAAAAATTTATCTTACAATTACCTAAACTATTCATTAGTTTAATCATATTTATCATATACAAAAAGAAAAAATCATAATATATGTCAGACAAAAAAAGCTTCGGATACTTAGGAAATACCTTTCAAATACAGTTGTTAAACAACATCATCTTATACAAGGATTTCTCAAATTCGATTCTTGAAGTTATTGACCCACATTACTTTGATAACCAATATTTTCGTATCATCTGTCAAATGATTAAGGAGTATTATTCAAAATATGAACATACCCCTACATTTGATACCTTAGAACAACTTACAAAGTCAGAAATCTCTTCTCCAATGGCTCAGAAGAGTGTTTTGGATACATTACAACAAGTAAAAGATGTATCTGATGAAGGTTCTATCTTTGTTCAAGAGAAGTCATTAAAATTCTGTAAACAACAAGAATTACAGAAGGTTATGACTAAAGCACAATCAATTATCGATAAGGGTGATTTTGAAAGTTACGACCACTTAGAAGAGATGGTAAGAGGAGCCTTACAGGTTGGTGAAGTTGATAAAGGAACAACCGATGTTTTCTTTAACCTTGATGAGGTTTTAGATGACGACTATAGACATCCAGTTCCAATTGGAATCCCCGGCATTGACAATCTTCTTCGTGGAGGTTTGGCAAAAGGAGAAATTGGTGTTATATTAGCACCTACTGGGGTTGGTAAGTCTACATTTACTACAAAAATTGCAAACCACGCATTCAATTTGGGATACAATGTTTTACAAATATTTTTTGAAGACAACCCCAAAATTATCCAAAGAAAACACATTACACTTTGGACTGGAATGCACCCTGACGATTTAACAGAAAATAGAGAAGATGTTATTGAAAAAGTAAGACACATCCAATCTACAAGAAAAAACAAGTTGATAATGAAAAAGTTACCTTCAGATACGGTCACTATGAACCAGATTAAAAATCAGGTTAGAAAAATGATAGCTGAGGGTAATAAAGTAGATATGGTTATCTTGGATTACATTGATTGTGTGGTTCCTGATAAAATGTTGGGAGATGAGTGGAAAAGTGAAGGTTCGGTTATGAGAGCATTTGAGGCGATGTGTCACGAATTGGATATTGCAGGTTGGACGGCAACACAAGGAAATCGTAATTCGATTTCATCAGATGTTGTAACCACAGACCAAATGGGTGGGTCAATTAAAAAAGCTCAAGTTGGTCACGTAATCATTACGATTGCTAAATCATTACAACAAAAAGAAATGAACTTGGCAACCATTGCAATTACAAAATCAAGAATTGGAAAAGATGGTATTGTGTTTGAAAATTGTAAATTCGACAACGCGATGCTTGAGATAGATACAGAACAAAGTGTTACTTTCTTAGGTTTAGAAGAACAAAAAGAAGATAGAAACAGAAATAGAATCAAAGAGCTTTTAGAAAAGAAAAAGCAAAAAGAACAACAATCTTAAATTAATTAAAAATTATGGAAAAAATATTAACAGAAAACCCTGGTCGATTTGTCATCTTCCCTATCGAACACAACGATATATGGGAATATTACAAACAACACCAAGCCGCATTTTGGACGGCAGAAGAGGTCGATTTAACAAATGACATCAGAGATTGGGAAAATTTAACAGACAACGAAAAATTCTTTATTAAGAACGTGTTGTCATTTTTCGCAGCTTCAGATGGTATTGTGAATGAAAACTTGGCTGAAAACTTCTATCGTGAAGTTCAATATCCTGAAGCTAAGTTTTTCTATGGAATCCAATTGGCGATGGAAAACATTCACTCATTAATGTATTCATTATTAATTGATACATATATCTCAAACGCTAAAGAAAAAGATGAGTGCTTCAATGCAATTGACAGATTACCTGCGGTTCAAAAGAAAGCTAAATGGGCATTAGAATGGATTGAAAAAGCATCATTCGCAGAAAGATTAGTGGCGTTTGCTGCCGTTGAAGGTATCTTCTTTTCAGGATCATTCTGTTCTATTTTTTGGATGAAATCAAGAGGTATCATGCAAGGTTTATGTAACGCTAACTCACTTATCTTTAAAGATGAAAACTTACACTGTGATTTTGCAATTCACTTGTTGAATAACCACTTGGAAGAAAGACCATCTGAAAAACGAATTAAAGAAATCTTACTTTCAGCATTGGAAATTGAAAAAGAATTTATTACTGAATCACTTCCCGTATCTTTAATTGGTATGAACTCAAACTTAATGAAACAATATTTGGAGTTTGTTGTTGATGGATTGTTAGTTAAAATGGGTTGTAGTAAAGAATTTAATGTAGAACAACCATTCAAATTCATGGAACAAATTGCAGTTGAAACTAAAGGTAATTTCTTTGAATCAAGAACGATGGAATACCAAAAAGCAAAATTAAACGAAACTATATCATTCACAGACGATTTTTAAATTTTATAATATGTCATTAAAAATAATTAAAAGAGATGGAGACCTTGTGGCTTTTAATCCACAAAAGATTTACAATAGAGTAAAAAGATCATCTAAAGGACTTAACGTAAACTCAGATGAGATATTCATTAAAGTAATCACATCAGTACCAACTGAAGGGGAAGTTACAACAAAAGAGTTGGATAAATTGGTATATGAAATTGCTGCATCATATACAGGAAGTCATCATGACTACTCAAGATTGGCAGCGTCAGTTGCAATTTCTTCATACCATAAAGAAACAAACGATAGTTTTTCACAAACTATGATGACTTTATACGAAGATGGTATTATTAATGAAAAGTTAATTGACACGATTAAAGAATACGGTGAGGATACAATTGATGCAATCATTAATCACGACAATGATTATAATTTTGATTATTTTGCTTGGAGGTCATTACAAGAAATGTACTTGTTGAAAAGACCAAATGGTAAAGTAATCGAAAGACCACAACATATGTACATGAGAGTGGCTCTTTGGGTAACAAATAACATAACAGACGCATTTGAATATTATAAATCATTGTCAGAGCAACTTATCTCCAAGGCAACACCAATAATGATAAATGCCGGAACCAAAGTTCCTCAGTTGGCGTCTTGTGTTTTACATTATAATAATTCAGATTCAAGACAAGGATTGTTAGACACGTTAAATGATATATCAACATTCTCATCAGATGCTGCAGGTATAGGATTATCAATGTCAAACCTTAGAAGTAAAGAAAGTAGAATATCAACATCCGGTGGATACGCAGGAGGACTATTAAAATATCTTAAAATTGTTAACGAATCATTAAGATTCTTTAATCAACAAGGTCGTAGACCGGGTTCTGCGGCAATATACATAGAACCTTGGCATAAGGATATTTTTGATTTGTTAGATATTAAAAAGAACACAGGTGCTGAAGAATTAAGAGCTCGTGATTTATTCACGGCACTTTGGATACCTGACAACTTTATGAGAGCAGTAAAAAACAATAGTGATTGGTATTTGTTCTGTCCTAATGATATTAAAAAGGCAGGATTGAAAGGGTTACAAGAATGTTATGGAGAAGAATATGAAACGGTTTATAATAATGCTGTTAGTCTTGGTTTAGGTAAAAAGGTTAAAGCTCAAGATATATGGACTAAAGTTATTGAATCACAAGTAGAAACTGGTGTTCCTTACTTATGTTCTAAAGACAACGCTAATAGTAAAACAAATCACCAAAATATTGGAGTAATAAAGCAATCAAATTTATGCAATGAGATTTACCAATATACAGATGAAAAGACAACAGCTATCTGCACATTATCATCAATGGTTTTGAAGAACTTTATTAAGTCTGGTAAGTTTGATTTCGAACTATTATTTACTGAGGTTAGAAAGGTTGTAAGATCACTTAACAAGGTTGTAGACATTAATAACTACTCAACTGAAAAAGGAAGAAAAGGTGGTTTAGAACAAAGAGCAATAGCCATCGGTACACAAGGTTTAGCGGATGTATTCTATTTAATGGATTATATCTTTACATCTGAAGAGGCAAAAAAACTAAATAGAGATATTTTTGAAACTATTTACTACGCATCAATCTATGAGAGCAACCAATTATGTATGAACGGTAGTTACAAACCATATGACTTCTTTAAAGGTTCACCAATGTCACAAGGGACATTCCAATTTGATATGTGGGGTGTTGATGAAACAAAACTTTCAGGAATGTGGGATTGGAACAAACTTAAAGAAAGTGTTAAATCATATGGAGTATGTAACTCATTATTCACAGCTCAGATGCCTGTTGCATCTTCTGCGAAAATTACAGGGTCTTATGAAATGACAGAACCAGCACATTCTGCGATATTTAATAGACGAGTTGTTGGGGGAGAGATTATGATTGTAAACAAATACCTCATTAACGATTTTGAAAAAATAGGTATTTGGTCTGAAGATTTGAAAAATGAAATCATTTTCAATGAAGGGTCGATTCAAAATATTAATTTCAACAATTATTTAGACCCTGAGGATAAAAATTACAATAAGAAAGTTAAACGAATTGAACACTTAATACCAAAGTACAAAACAATTTGGGAGATTTCACAGAAACAACTAATTGATATGGCTGCAGATAGAGCACCATTTATTGACCAATCACAATCAATGAATATCTATATGTCCAACCCAACTTTATCAAAGATTACCTCATCACACTTTCACTCTTGGGAAAGTGGATTGAAAACACTTTGTTATTATGTTAGAACGAAGGCGATTTCAACAGGAGCAAAACACTTGGCTATGGACATCTCTAAAAGAGAAAAACCAAAAACAACACCAGAACCACCAAAGGTAGATTATTTGAATTTACCACAAAAACCTGAGAATTCTGATTTTGAATGTTTTGGTTGTTCATCCTAATCGCGACACTAATCCCGACACTATGTCGGGATTTTTTATTTAATAACTATTTATTGAAAATATCGCGACACTATATTTATCTAATATGGCAAACGGAATTACATATGGTTTAAATTTCCCATTAAGACAGAGTCTACAGGGAAAATATGTTTCATTAACACAAACACCGGATGAGGAAATAAGGGCTAATCTTGTTCACCTTTTATTAACAAGAAAAGGGTCAAGATATTATCTACCTAATTTTGGAACTAGACTTTATGAATACATTTTTGAACCTTTGGATGGGGATACGTTTTCAACACTTAGAAGTGAAATAGAAGAATCAATTTCAACATTTATTCCAAATTTAACTATACAAAATATAAGTATTGAGCCATATGTAAATGCGGAACCATCTTTAGGTGAATTAGTTGTGCCTGAGCAAGACATTCCTGTTTATGCGGTACCAGGGGCTAATACTGAAGAATACACCGCAAAAATAAAAATAGAATATATTGACGAAAGTAGTGCTTTCGGTACAAGACAATTCGTTATTATCAATTTATAAAACATGGCAAATAGAAGGATAGCTTACACTGATAGAGATTTTGAAGCACTAAGACAAGATCTAATCGATTACACACAACAGTATTATCCAGAGTTAATACAAAATTTTAATGATGCTTCCGTTTTTTCTGTTTTGATGGATTTGAATGCTGCAATAGGGGATAATTTACATTTCCATATCGATAGAAGTATTCAAGAAACTGTGTTACAGTTTGCACAACAGAGATCATCAATATTTAATATAGCCAGAACCTACGGTTTAAAAGTACCTGGGTTTAGACCTTCAGTTGCACTTGTAGATATATCAATTACAGTACCAGCATTTGGAGATTCTGAAGATGTAAGATACCTTGGAATATTAAGGGCGGGTGCGCAATTTAATGGTGGTGGTACAACATTCGAAACTGTATATGATATTGATTTTTCAACACAATTCAACAGAGAAGGATTTGTAAATAGAACAAAAATTCCACAGTTTAGTGATAACAATTCTGCACCGACAAGTTATATTATTACCAAAAGAGAAATTGTCGTTAATGGAAGTACACAAGTTTTCAAAAAAGTTATTACACCTGCTGAAGTAACACCATTTTACGGTTTCTTTTTACCTGAAAAGAATGTATTAGGTGTAACTTCTATTATACAAAAAGACGGAACAAATTACCAATCTACACCATCTTTTTCCGAGTTCCAAAGTTCACCAAATAAGTGGTATGAAGTAGATGCGTTAGTTGAAAATACGGTTTTTATTGAAGACCCAACAAAACCAGTTGATGAAGCTGGTGTTAAAGTTGGTAAATATATCAAAACAGATAATCGTTTTATCACTGAATATACACCTGAAGGGTTTTTAAGAATTCAATTTGGTAACGGTACTGTAACACCTGAAGAGCAGTTAAACCAATTTACCACTACAGGAGTTCCACTTACTATACAAAATTATCAAAATAACATAGGGTTAGGATTAACCGTTAAGGCTAACACTACAATATTTGTACAGTATAGAACAGGTGGTGGATTAGCTAGTAATGTTGGGGTAGGGTCAATAAATCAAGTTGGATTAGTTGATTTTGCGGTCAATGGTCCATCTTCTGTTATTAACAATAATGTAACACAATCAATACGTGTGAGCAATGTTACTGCTGCGATAGGTGGAGCTAACCAACCCTCAGTGAATGAAGTTAGAAACATGGTTACATATAACTTTGCGGCACAAAAAAGAGCAGTAACTATAAATGACTACAAATCTTTAATAGATACTATGCCTGGTCAATATGGTGCTCCTGCTAAAGTTTCTATAACGGAATTCAATAATAAAATTTTAGTTAAAATATTATCTTTTGATACTCAAGGAGCGTTAACTCAAATAGTCTCTAATAATTTGAAAACAAATTTAGCAACATATCTATCCAAGTATAGAATGATAAACGATTATATATCAATCGAAGTTGCGAAAGTTATAGATTTAGAATTTGAGTTTTTTGTTGTTTTAACCGCTGCTGGATCACAAAGCCAAGTAATCACTCAAATAATTAACAATGTCACAAACTATATGGCACCATCAACAAGGGAACTTGGAGAAAATGTTAATGTATCCGAAATAAGACAATTAGTACAAAGTATTGAAGGTATTAATAGTTTGGCAGAAATAAGAGTATACAATAGGGTTGGTGGTCAATACTCTTCTTCCGAAACATCACAAAGATATATCGACAATAGTACTAAACAGATTGAATTAATTGACGATACTATATTTGCAGAACCAGACCAAATTTATCAAATCAGATTCCCAAATAAGGACATAAAAGTTAGAGTTAAAAATCTAACTAGTGTAGATTTCATGTAAGATTATTTATTTTACAAAATGACATACTACTTTTAAAATAGTCAATTTGACTATTTATTTTTAAACGATACTATGTCCAAAAGCTATAGAATTAGAACAACACCTGGAATTGATAAAAACATCAGAATCGATATTCAACAAGATTTTGACTTGATTGAAATTTTATCATTAAAATTAAAACAAGAAGATGTTTATACTCGTTTTTGTGCCGATTATGGTGTTGTAGTTGGAAGAGTAATTGCGAATGGTGGGTACGGTGTACCAAACGTATCAATATCAGTATTTGTACCTTTAACGACTGAAGATGAAAATGACATTGTCATTTCAACCCTTTACCCATATAAAACGGTTTCAGATAAAAATGATGAAGGTTACCGTTATAATCTTTTACCTTATGTCCAAGAATATGGTGGACACACACCAACCGGTACTTTTCCTGACATAGAAGATGTCTTGAACAGAAAAGAGGTCTTAGAAGTATATGAAAAATACTACAAGTACACTGTAAGAACTAATGAAAGCGGAGACTTTATGATAGTTGGTGTACCACTAGGAATTCAGACAGTGGTAATGGATTTAGACCTCTCAAATATAGGATGTTTCTCACAAAGACCCTCAGATTTAGTTAGACAAGGTCTTGGTGTTGAATCACAATTTGCTGGACCCAATTTTAGATCATCTGAAAATTTAGATTCATTACCTCAAATAGTAAATCAAGCAAAAGATGTTGAAGTCGCATCGTTTTGGGGTGAGGAAAATATATGTAACGTAGGTATTACGAGAATTGATTTTGACTTAAGAGATTCGGGTATAGAGATTCAACCACAGGCAATCTTTATGGGGTCTATATTTTCAACAAGTGAAGAGGATACCTTGAATGTTAATTGTAAACCAAAGTTCGATTCAGGTAATTTATGTGATTTAGTTACCGGTGCGGGAAAAATTTTAGCATTAAGACAAACAGTCTTCAACGATAGCCAAGGATTACCTGTATTAGAAGAATATAAATTTCAAGATGGTGGAAATGTAATTGATGATAGTGGAACTTGGTTAGTGGAGGTACCTATGAATTTTGATTATGTTAGCACAAATGAATTCGGTGAGCAAATAATATCAAATGACCCAACAACAGGTATACCAACTAAAGGTAAATATAGGTTCAGAATCCAATATCAAAATGAAGATGGTGAAGAGAATAATGCAATGAGGGCCGATTATCTCGTCCCAAATATTAAAGAGTATGGTTGGTCTTTATCACAAAATGAAGAACCTACAGATGATACTTTACAAAAACAATCATATGCCTTTAGTCTAGATTGGAACGATTACGGTGATACTGCTACAACAATTGGTAATCTTATGATACAAGAAGCTATCAATTGTGAAGATAGATTTTTTGAAATGAATTTTAATCGTGTCTACACGGTTGCAAATTTTATTGATAGGTGGAAATGGGGGTACAATAGGGCTAGACATTTAGGAATAAAAGAAATAACAGATAGGAGTTGCTCAACAACCACAAACAGATTTCCCGTAAACGACGGTGTTAGGAACTTCGATTTTATTTATTTCCTATTCAACTTACTTATTACAGTTTTATCACCTGTATTCGCCACAATTATAGTATTACTACATGTCGCCGCATTTTTGTACCCAATTGTGGTTAGGTTTGTAAATAAGTTAGTTGATTTTATAAATGGAGTTGTATATCAAATTTGTAAAGCAATAAATTGGCTTACGAACGGAAACAAACCGGTGGGTGGATGTAACACAGAAACTTTAGAAAAATTGTCTGAAAACAACCCCTTCAAAAGAATATCATTACCCATGATGTCCTACCCCGATTGTGAGGCTTGTAATTGCGAGGATGCATCTTTGGATGCTAATGTTAATTTCAACCCTTTTGCAAATTTTGGGGTTAGTGAGGGTAACTATAGTCAATTAATAAATTCAAACTCATTATCATCTTTCGAAGGACTGGTTATAAGTCCAAATGCGAGTGAAGGTGAAAATAACGGATTGAGACAAGCGGTTGCTGGTTACCAATATTTAGACGGTTCTAATTTAGGTGTTAATAATATGGACCCTAAGTTGGCTAGATTACCAATAGTAGAAATCCCAAATCAAGGTTCGAGTTATAAGTATTTAGGAAATGATGTTACATTATCTCAGTCATTAAACATGGCTAACTTAAGAGCTAGATATTTTGAAGGTGTAAATGTTATTAGAACAACAGTTTCAAACACAATACCTAATGGAACTCAAGTATTTCCTTCACAATCTTTCACCGATTCAGTTCTTATGGTTGTCTGTGATCCAGGAACTCTCCAATTACTATTAGCTGGAGATTTAATTAGTTTTCATGATACTACAAAAATTAATGACCCTAATCTAACAGGAGCAACACTAAATCAATTCGATACGACTAGTGTAACTGGTACTACGAACCCAAATCAAAACGTCTTAATATCTAAAACAGTTTCATACATAACAACAGGTGGTACCGTTAGTAGTGCTAACTTATTATTGAAAATAACAGAAGATGGTAAGGCTTATAATTTTGTTGCCGGTAATGAATACTTCCAAGTAATTACAGGAGGGACTGTTACACAATTTTCAGCAGCAACAAATGCTAATTCTATTAATTGTCTACTCAACAAATATTTATTTAACAAAACACAAAGAGTTTATTACGCTAACCCTTTAGCTCAAACATATTTGGCGAATCCACTCACGGCTTACGATTTATTTCAAGACCAAGAAATTATATTCATGTCTAGAGGGGTTGACCCGTACACACAAAAGCAAAATATAAAATATGACCTATCAGTTCTTTTTGGTTATGGATTTAATCAAGGACCTGTTGTTCAAGGAAGTTATTATTTGAATATACCAATAAAACAGAACTCCAATACCATTATATCCAACAACAGTTGGAGAAATGACTATATCACACCTGAAAGTCACCAAGTTACAAACAATCTAAATACAGTTCTATATCATGAACCGTATTCATTTGTAATACAAACACCATTCAGTTCATTTACTAACAACATAGTAAAATATTATAATTCTACTGATAAATCTAGACTAAATAGTCTTGCTTGGGTTGGTGATTCATTTGATTTAAGTCAATTTACATCACCTGCGGGTGTTTATTCAGATATCGCATGTAATGGTACAGAATTAGGTAAAAGTACCATAGGATTTCAATACGGATCTTCGCAGTCATCCACACAAACTTATACTTGGTTTTACAACCCAACCGCTTATGCTTTTCCTAATAACGCTCAAGCTTCTCAATACGGTTTAACTGTAAACTGTTTTCCAACTATCACCGGTATACCATGTAACTTTGGTATTGGTGCAGGGGCTTGGGAAAATTATGGAACATTTGGACCAAGTGTTGTCACAACAACACCTGGCGTAAATATAGGTGACGTATTTTATGAAACATATATTGGTCCAAATAACCCTGGAAATGTCCCATTGACCGCTCAGTTTAATAACACAACAAACGAATATATGTGGTACGGTATGCAATATCAGTATTACGACCCAACTACGAATCAACTTTTATGGGATGTTGGTGTATCAGTACAGATAGGTTTAGGTGGTGTAGTATTAGATGTCGTTGTAATGGCTGGTGCATGGCAGGGGCAACTATCACTTTGTGCTACATCACCACAAGGTCACATTGAAGGAGGTACATTACTTGCGGGATATGAACCACAAGAGGTGTGGATGCCACAACTACAACAAAATAGACATAGTAGGACTTTCTCACCGGCATACCATTTAGATTACACACCTACGGTTCAAATGATAAGTCAAACAAGGCTTGTTTTGAGATCCGATAGATTACCAACATCAGATATAGTTGATGTATCAGGAAATACGTCTTTTTCACTTCATCTTAACAATAAATTCTTGATGTATAAATTAACGGATGAAGGTGACGTAACTGTAGTACCTAAATTTGACATGCAACCAACTGATAATACAAATAACTTATTAGATTTTGAAGATGACAATACGGGTATAAGTGACGCTGTTTTGGGTTCATTAACTTGTGACCAATTAACATTATTAGAATGTTATTCAGGTAGTGGTGAAAATTTCGGAGTAAAACAACCATGTGCTGCAAATTTCCCAACAAACCCTGAAAAAACAAGGGTTAAAGGTGGGTGTTATTATTTTGTACAGGATAAATTATTTAAAACAATAAAAGACGATTTCAAATACTTAGCAGAATGGAAGGCAAGATTTAGATTTGTATTTGGTGCTTGTCGAGGAGTAATTAGTCACGTATTTCAAAATAATTGGGTAAATGGTACCCTTTATAGTTTTTCTTTCAGAAAACAAACAATTTTTGATAGTGCTGGTAATGTAAAAAAATATAAGTTTTGTGGGACTAAAGACCCTGTATTAATCCAAGTTACAACAAACCAAGGACCTATTTATTTTGATGAAGATAGATTTTCTTTTTTCTATCGATCAACACCATTCGATTACTCAACAGGTCAATTTATAGGTCAACTTCCTATGAAGAAAAATTTATTGAATAATAACTGGGAACCCGTAGGTCCTGTATATAAAGGAATGAACAATAGAAATTTGTTCTTCCCTACCACTATCATGGACTTAGGACCTAGAGACAAATTTGCAAAAGAAATATGTTTGAATCCACAATTGGAAGGTTATTTAGTAGATACATTAAAAAGTACGAGTTATAACGAAACTAGTGACATACTTTTGTTCGCTATCTTATCAAGGTTACTTTCTACATCGTTCGCTCAAAAAATATTTGGTGCTGGTGATGCTTCCATAAACACCTTGTTTTCTAGAACCGAAGATAGGATAGACGGAGATATTGCACAAATGTTTAGTATAAATTCAGAATATGGAATATTACCTTTTAATGATGAGTTTTATGACGATAATGATATATATTTAGCTACAAACACAACTGATGGTGCATTGATAGGGGCGTTATTCTCAGCGATAACTGAAAATAGAATAAGACTAACACCCGGTACTATAACTTTTGGTAACGTAACACAAACAGTTGGTTACCCAAAAACCCAAGTCGTACCGATGTATAAATGGATTAAAGACGGAAATACACAACCACAAACAATTTTAGGAAGTGAAGAAAATGAATGGTACACGTCTTTTGACGCTAACAACGGTTATTATACTGCACCTTACCAAATTATGAGTTTCAATACTACAGATTACTTCCAATCAACTAATGGTCCGTCAACGGGTTATATTTATAACTATAATAATAACGGAGTCCCTACATTTGCCCCGTCAGTTAACCAAACATCAAATAGATTTGTTGTTGGGGCACCTTACCATTTCTATTTTGGACTTAATAAAGGAAAATCTGCATTGAACAGATACATTACAAAATACTTAGTATAATAAATGAGAAAACAAGATGAAATAAGAATTGTTTTAGGTTCCAAAAGGTTCGCGGGTTCTGCTAATGTAGATGAGCAAATACAAGTACCTTTATTTGGTAAGAGAAGAAACTTAGTCCAAGGGGATAGGTCTAGAATTGTTAGTTTGAATGATGTGTTTGACCAAGAAAGGACCGAATCTTCAACATTCAGATTAAATGGTAAAATAGTAAATTTGTTTAATAATACAATCTCTGGAAGTACAACTTATACACCATTTAAAAACTCATTGTATTATATCAATCCCGAAATTTCCGTTAATACAAATGTTTGGAAAGGATATCCACAGTACGATGAATTTAGTATGATAAGATCGAGTGGATTAACGGGACACTTTTTGTATCAACCCATAAGTGCTTCTACATATAATTGGACATATTATGCAACATACGCATTTAGTAGTACTACTGCTCAAACTATGTCATACACCAACGAAAAATATAATGTCACAAACCAAGGATTTAATGTGTCAGATGGAATACCTTTTGTGATGAATACAGGACAAACTAATGGTAAAGACTTAATATTTTTTAATTGCCCCACAAATCATAATTTGAGAGTTGGCCAATGGGTTCAATTAAATATTACCATAAATGGTAAATCACTTTTTCAAGTGTATTCTTTAGGAAATAGTTCATATAGGTCCGAAAATAATGTTTTCAGTGTATATAATTTATCATATTCCCAAAATGATGTTTACGATGGAAGGTATGGTAATTTCAAAAGAATAATAGATATTACAAATAGTGCCGAAACCAAATCAAATTATTATGTAAGATTACATAAAGTTTTAACTAATGTTGAGGATACTTTTGTTACTAAGTTAGGGTTTGAAAATAACCCATTTCCCGTTAAAAGAAAGTTAGAGTTTTCCGCATTAACTCCAAATTCAGTACAAAGAGTATCAACTAAAACGGGAACTCAAAGTTATGGATTTTCAGTTAATAAAGATATTGATATATCATCATTAATTGATAATAATGGAAAACCTGTAAGTGAGTTATTTTTTACCATGTTATATAAAGGGTACGCAGGTTGGTTTAATAAACCTAATCCTGGACAAACGAGTGCTTTAGAGATTGGTTGGGAATTTAATTTTTTGAAAAATGGTATAAGCCAGTGGTGGCAAAAATCATCTTCATATAATAAAGACAACATACCTTTTGGGTTCTACACTAAACAAGGAAAAACGTTTTACTTTAATAAGGATTTAAAAGAAGGGGATATAATAAAGGGGGATTTTTGTGAATATAATAATATAGAACAAAATGAGTATGTTTTGTCTCCATTATATCACAAATACTCAATTAACCCTAATAACTTTATAGATGACGCCACTTCAGGGGCAACTCAATTACCATCAGGTTATGTGTATAAACCACACTATAATATCCCTATTAGAGTTTTTAGTGATTTTATAGAAACTGCACCTGTTAATAGTGTTGTTGAAGTACCATTCTATTCTTACTTCTCCAAAAAAACAGGAAACTTTATTTGGAGAGATATATATAGTTATGGTTATATAGATGGTGATGGTATTGGTTTAAATATACCTTTTTTAAATGATGCCCATTACCCCTTCAAAGAAGTAAGAATGATACAATTTCCTGTGATTAGAAATGTGTCAGATTTAGAAACTGATTTAATAAACGACCCAATAACTGACGATTGTGAGTGATAAATTTTTAACAAATTTAAAAGTACAAGATGGATTTTTAAATATTCCATTGGAAATCGATTTCGATTTTGAAGGTCGTTCGCAGGCGGTAGAAGAATATGAGAGTGACATACTTAGACAAATAATAAATCCCGTTGTGGATTTTGAGATGACTAAGTTTGCCCATTCAGGATGGACTTTTAATTTTCCTATAACGGTACCACCTATTTTTCCTGGAGCATCACCAACGGTCGTAAATGTAACTCTTAATCCTACGACTTTGGATTATGAATTTTACTTTTTTGATTATACAACAGAAGTAAATTTAGCAACTATTTCTAACTGGAATGATGATTATGAAAATGCAACTTTTACCGACAGTGAAATATACTATTTTGCAAATTCTTTTAAGGGTAGTTTTTTTAAACTAGACTTTTATGACAAAAAAGACTCACAAACTCAAAAGATTTTATTAACTGTTATTTTACCAACCCAACAAGGAATCAAAGAAACTGGATTTATTGGGTCTCCAAACAACCCAATTACGGTACAAGTTCAAAAACCTAAATTTAGATTGGATTATATGGGGGCAAATAAAGAGGGATTCTTCATTTATTTCCTAAAAGATAAATCTATATTCAACTTAGACTCTTTTTATGTATCATGTAAATTTTTTAATGCTAAAATTGGTCAGTTTGTAAGAATGTTAAATGTTCCACAATCCAATTTTGTAGGTCCTGGAATCTTTAATGTTAATAAAGAAGATACGTTTTATTACAAATATGTTTTGAATTACAATAATTTCAAATATGCTGTTTATAATGAATCACCTAATGGTAGTTTATCGAGAGTCGGTACATCTATTAACCCAATAAAATGGTACGAATATGTTAATCCATAATGAATCCTGAAAAAATTAATATAGTAATATCACCTGAAGTTCTCAGAGACGACTTGTTTGAAGAAATATACCAAACACAAACATTTGATGTGTATTCTGGATTGAGTTATGTGTTGAGTGGTGGTACGGGTGGAACCTCATTACTAACCGGACTTACTATACCGATTCTATTAACGTCAAATTATAATGATATTGGTTACTATTCACCATTCGAAGGATTCATTAATCAAAAAGATGTGGTAACAAATTTTGTCATTTCTGGTGACCCTATAAATTCCTATCAGGTTCACATATATAATAGTGCGGGGTATAATTTTCAAAACTATTTACAAGTTTCATCCTATTATGTTTCATGGGGTGACGGGTCAACAAGTTCAACACTGTCAATAAATAACCCAATCCAATCTCATATTTACCCAAGTACTCCACAAAACTATACTATAACCTTAACACAATCTAATATGTTTGGTATAACTACAGTTCAACAACCCGTTACTTTACCATTCACAGGAGTGACAGTAACCAATCAATTAGGTAATATAAATTTTACTCCTCAAGGAGGAAGTTGGTCAGGGGTACAATTAAGTTTGGACTATATTTTTACTGGTGACTCAAACAATAACTTGAATCAACAGATATCAAGTGCATTTACGACGGTGCCGTTTCAAGTATCAGGATATACGAACTCACAATTAGAACTTTTAAGAAGATGGGGACCACAACCTTTTACTGTTGGTTATATAACCCAATTATCTAATGGAGGGATAGGGTATGTGTCAGAAATAACGAATGAATATACCGCTTATACAATCAATAATATTAATTATTATAATTTACCTAACGGATTAACCTATTTTTTATTTGATTCTTCAGGTTTCACATCAAATGATTTAGTCGTGTCGGCACTTACTAAAAACGAATATCTTTTAGATTTCGTTATGGACCCTGAGATTCAGTCAGATGTTGCTGTAGAAAGAGGTCAGTACAGTCCTTTTGAACCATTACAAAGATTAAATGAAGTTGATAATTTGGGTGATTTAGTGAGTTACGGTTATGGGTATTATAAAATTAACAACGCTTAAAAAGGCGTCATAAACTATTTATAAAATAAAAACTAATGGCATTAGGATCATATGGTACGATAAGACCCGCAGATGTTTCACCATCAGATGTTGAGATATTATTACATTATTCACCATCTCGTGATGTTACGTCTAACTTTGTGTTAAAAAAGTTAGATGCAACTACAATTTTAACACCTTATTTTCATAACACACAAACAGGTGGAAATAATAATATTGAAATTTTAGGAGGTCTTTATAATTTGAGATTACCTGCAACCGAATTCAATGCTGTTGGTATTTACACACTATACATTAGACCTGCTGAAATAAGAACAAAGATAACTGATTGTGGTGTATTATCTGCATTACCAAATGTTAAGGGTATTATAATTGATATTAATCAGGTACCGCAACAGTATAGAAATAAATTTGTAAACCAAGGTTTGGTTGGATTTAGAGTTGAATATTTGAATAACGACGGTACCAAAATACCTAATTTTTATAGAATTGTGACTTCTTCATTTTTTTGTGAACCTGTCGTATCTGACCAAACTAATACTACACAAAAATCTATTAGATATAGGTATGTTGAAGGATCAAGTGATTTGTTATTTTGCACACTTTCACCTAGCTCGTCACCAACAAATAAACCTAATGCTACACCATTTATTGGTCAGCCTAATCAGAATATTATAATTACTAACACATTTTTCAATCCACTTAGTTTAGATATACAAATTTCAAATTATGATATTGACACATTGGCAATTGCGTTGTACGGTAATCAAACTAAGTCAATAGAAGATGGTGTCTACACTCTTTATGATAGTGCAGGTAACATTTATAAACAATACAACCTATTTGAAGTTAGAGATAACTTTAATGAACTTCTTTATGAAGTTAGACAGGATAGAGGTACTAATATCGACTTTAGTAAAAACTTTACAAATATTATTAGTTAATGGCGGTTACAAAATATAAATGTCCAGCACCACCTCCTAACGGATCAGGTACTTTTTCCAATGAGTTAGTTGGGGTACAGTTAGTTACTGGTGGAGGACTGACGCAAGGTAATTTTCAATTTACATCTGCGATATATGAAAAAATTGATAGAAATTTTGACACCGGTTTATTTTCAGACCCTTACACTCTTGAAAATTTAAAAATAGATTCTATTGAGCAAGCTAAAGTTATAATACAAAAAAACTTTAAGGTCTACCCTAATTTTGATTTAGCACAAATAACTAATTACACTTTATACGGTTCTTTACAAAAAAGATTATCCTCTTCGATTACAAAAATAATTAATTTTTTTCCTGCCGCGATACAAATAGATTTCAAAAATTATAGTTTAAACACTGGATATACCGCATCTAATATTTTTTATGATACGGTAAGTAATGAAACTACTTTTGACGTCGATGTACAATTTTTCAAGAATCCATTTGGAATTGATTATACAATTAATGCTGAACAAAATATTCAAGTTTTACCCTACAAAGTTAGTAAGTATAGGGACCTTAAAACGTATTACGAAAGTTATTCACTCTATACTACATCATTCAATCAGGAGTACCCAATATTGGATTTGACCCCTACAACAACGTTAACTGCTGGTACCATACAAATAATAGTACAAGGTAAACCGTTTACTGGATCTGAAATAACTGATACAATAATCATCAAACCTAATAATTTAGTCACTGAGGAGGTTTTTAAAAACGATTTCGATGAGGTTGAAGACTACCTACTAAATAGAAAAGGGTTTCCTAAGTACACTGCTAAATTCCAATATCCTGATTACGATAGTAATGGTAATTATACTATTTTTACTAAACCTGTTACTTGGAAACTTGACGGAGCATGGAACTTAGATATCACAACTACAAATTTTGATAACTACTTAACGACTATACAAGAAATTGCCGAATTAGTTGACCAGTTTAAAACTAATTTACTGAGTAGATTTTTAACTTCAGATTCTCTTAAGGAGTTCGACACACCTGACCAAAAATTAGAAAAAGTACTTCAAATATACGGTAGAAGTTTCGATGAAACAAAAAAGTTAATTGATGCGTTAGCTAACATGAACTCTGTCAATTATGTAACAAAAAATGATATCCCAGACCAATTGTTATCGTATTTAGCAGAAACTTTAGGATGGAAAACTAATATTTCACCTATAACAACATTTGGTTTAAACCAAACAATATACAATACTTCAAGTAGTGTAATTTATCCTGGACAGTCTAAAGAACAAACGCCAGAACAAGTAAATTTCCAATACTTTAAAAATTTAATTCTTAACTCAGCTTATTTGTATAAGACAAAGGGTACTAGAAAGTCGATTGAGTACATCATGAGACTAATTGGGTCTCCCGAACAATTAATAGAGTTCAATGAATATATTTATTTGGCGGACCAAAAAATATCGGTAGATGAGTTTGAAACTCAATTTGCTCAAATATCAGGAGGTACAAAATTAGATAAAGTTACTTCGCTAAATTCTAATATACAGTTCTCAATTCAAAGTGTTAATTTTACGGGTTATGTTGCGAATTCTATAATCACTTCAGTAAATACTAATATTGGTGACTATCCTATATCATTAGAAACAGGTTATCCTGAAAGTGCAACAGAAACCGAAGACTATTTTTTCCAAAAAGGCGCGGGGTGGTTTGAGTCGACACCTGACCATAGATCGACAGAAGTAATTAATTTTTCTACGTCTGAGATAAACCCACAGATTGCGGTTTTTTCATCGGTACTTACTCCATTCACATACGGTAAAGATTATTTAGATAGATATGAAAAATTCCCATTTTTAGATTTGGGATATAGATTAACAAGAACGGTAGATAACACTAAATCTTGGACAGAGAATCAACCTGAACTTAGAAAAAATACACAAAATTTTTCAGAGACTTTTTATTCAACACCAAATGAAGATTTAGTGGTGAATTCAAAAAACATGGAGTTATACCTTAATATGGGTCAAGGTATTACATATGACATATGGGACATGTCTTCAAAATACGGTTACCCTATTCCAAATTCAGGTTTGACTGGACCATATCCTTCACCTGGTAATATAGATTGGACCGTAATAAATCCAAAACCAAACCAAAAAACATTTCTAGAATTTGCACAAACATTCTATAATAATATGATTAATGTTAGAAATAGACAATGGATTTATGATGGAAAAACTGGAGGATATCCAACCCTACAATATATTTTTTGGAAATATTTAGAGTCAACCCAAAATACTAATTTCCCATTTAATGATTTCACATATCAAAAAATGATAGACTATACTCTTAACTTGGGTGATTACTGGGTGAGATTGGTTGAGCAATTTGTACCGGCAACCACTTTGTGGAATACAGGGCAAAAGTTTGATAACTCTATTTTCCATAGACAAAAAGTTTCTTGGAAAAGACAAAGAGGGTGTACCTATGTTGGTATCGGAACGTTTACTCCCGAAACTAACCCTGAATTATTTTCCGTTTATCAAGGAGGTTCAGAGTCTTATGATTGTAGTGAGCAATCACTTAGTACGAATGTCATACAGTTTGACCCAATAGATTTATTATCAACTGAGACATATGAAACTATAGTTAATCAAGGTATAGATCCGTTACAATGTAACAATAATACGATAGTTTCTACTTGGTATTTAGAGGTTGTTTTAACAAATCTTATAACAGGAAATGAACAAGTTTTATTATTAGAACAAATTTGGATTGGCGATGGTCCACAGTCAATTGGTCAAACTAATGGGACACCATTAACTTTTGACATACTATTGGACCAAACAATTAACGGACTACAGACTTTAGATTCTCTTGGATTAGGTTATAGTTTCGAAGGGGGAGTTTTGACTATTTACAATACAACGTGTTACGATGATTTTATGAATAGTCAATTAACCATTAACTACATCTTAGATGTGACTGTTGAATGTATTAATTAATAAATAATATGGCGTGTATTAGTGGTTATACAAATGGTATATACAGTTTTGTAGACTGTTGTGGAATTTATCGCAACGGTGTTTCGTCAGGAGAAACGGTTTGTTTGGATCAATCATACTCTGCAACGTCAATTAATATTATTTATGATACTGGTAGTACCTGTACACAATCATGTAGCGGCACATCTTTTTTATCATATAGTTTTACGGTAACTGGTACATGTGACCAAGCAACAGGTTCTGTCACTTTTAACCCTAATGGAGGTTTTCCACCTTATACTATTGACCCTATTTTCCCAATAGGTCACTCGTTATCTGCAAAAACTGGCACAACTTCAATATCATATACAGGACTTTCAGCTTCGACATACGTTTTCAGACTTAACGATAGTTTAGGTAACGTAAATTCAGAACTTTATATAAATGTATCAATAGGAAATTGTTATAGTGCAACTACAACTTCGGTAGGTGGTACAAACTGTGGTTTAAACAATGGTTTCATAATTGTTAGTGCAACAACAACATCTCCACCGTATGGAATAGTTTTATACAAAGATGACGTTTTAGACCAAATACAATTTACTCAAACATTACCATATACATTCACTGATTTGAGTGATGGTATATTTTATGCAATGTTTTCAGATGCTAGTAGTGTTACCGCTAAAACTGAAAATGTCGTAATAAGTGCAAGTACAGAATTTGATTTTGGACTTTGGAAAGTTGATACATCTGAATGTTTAGTTGATAAAGGTAAAATTTCAGTAACGGGACAAACAGGAGTATGTCCTTATACATATCTATGGTCAAATGGACAAACAGGTCAGACAGTTACGGGGCTTACTGTTGGTGAATATTCAGTTACGGTTACAGATAGTAAAGGTTGTGAACTAACAAAAAGTATTTTTGTAGGGAACTCTGAAACTTTGGGGGTTGCTTTAATAACGGGAACAAATCCTACTTGTTTTAGTAATAATGGTTCATTAGAATTAACTATAACAGGTGGTAGTGTACCATATTATTATTCTGCGTCTTCTGGAAATATTGGAGTCACACTTTCAAATGAAATAACCCTAACTGGTTTAACTGCTGGTGATTATCAGATTACTATAAAAGACGGAAATCTTTGTACTTTAGATGTTATCACGGAACTAAACTCGGTAAATGGGTTCAAAAGGGTAACAAATACAATCACTAACTCAACGTGCTCTTTCGATAACGGTCTAGTGGAGACCGTCATAGAAGGTTCATACGGATTTTATCTTTACTCACTATCAGGTCAAAATACTAACAATGTATATACTAACTTTACTCAGGACCAAAATGTTACTTTTAGTAATTTAGAGAGTGATACCTACCTTTTAACTATATCGGGTTCGTCAAGTGAATGTGTTTATACTGAAACTTTAGAGGTTTTGTCTGAAAGTAAATTTACAGTAACAGCAACTACAACACCATCTTACTGTGGATCTCAAAATGGGACAATATCTGTAGTTTTAAGTACTGGATATACAGAACCTATTGAATATGTTTTAAGTAATGGCAACACATTACAAAATGTTAATTTTAGTTCATATACTTTTAATTTTTTAACAC